ATCGTGTGAAGAAAATGCCACATACTCGGCCCCCATACTGTGGTAAGCATACCATCGCCGCTATTGAAATCCTTCTTGGTAAATGCTCTTGTTGTTTTGGAAGCGGTGCGTGGAATCAAACGCATGGTGTCGGCGGCGTCGGTAGCGGCGGTGGCGGCAGAGGCTGAGCCTTTACGGTGTTTGCGTCTCGTGCGCTCTCCTCTGCCACCACTAAGTATTCTGGCACGGTCTGACACCGACAACCGATGTCTTCGTTTTTTCGTCGTCATATATTCCGATTCTTTCGTTCGAATAAAAACGTTTTTGTCTTATATAATACAAATATTATTATTCACGATTATTATTCACAATAACCAATCAATCAGTCCCAGTAATGACTGACTGTTCGCAGGACCCACATCACACACTACCGAAACAACGTAAATGGTTCATCACCTACGGTGGACCATCCGAAAACTATCACAGCGCAGTAAAACGTATATGTAATGAAGCAAGTGGATTCGATGTCTTTGATGAAATCATCGGTTATACAGAAAAAGACCTCATGGCTGACGCATCATTCTGGCTTACCCATCACCAATTTATTGAATCAAACGCCAATAGAGGATATGGATGTTGGATATGGAAGCCTTATCTAACAAAACAAACGCTGGATAAAATGAACGAAAATGACATTCTTGTCTATGCTGACGCGGGGTGTTTCATGAATAAAGATGGCAAATCACGATTATTCGAATATTTTGATATGCTGAATACGAGCGTTGAAATCGGAAATGTTTCATTTCAAATGGTTCATTTAGATGAATTATTTACAAAAATGGATATTCTCGATTGGTATGGTGTGAATGATGACCCCAGTATTATCAAAACTGGCCAGCTTGTGGGCGGGATTTTTGTTCTTCGCAAGTGTCGGCACACGATGGAACTCATTGACAAGTGGTATGATGGTTGTTGTCAATATCATTTAATTGATGATTCATGTGGCCGACTTCCGAATGTGCCAACGTTTCATGCGACAAGAAATGACCAAAGTATATTCTCGGTCATCCGTAAAAAATATGGAACCATTTCTCTATCAGACGAAACAATGATGTGGTTTTCATCAAGTCCGAGTGTAACTGGTAAAGACTATCCAATATGGGCAATACGAAAGAAGTATTGATAAATATTCGAGTGTATATATAACAATTCCATTCGATTCCATTCGATTCCATTCCATTCCATTCCATTATGTCCAGCACCACCTCCATCCTCGAAGATCCTACCAACTATATTGTCGAGTATAGCGAAAAAACAAAATATTCGTGTATGCTTTTAGGTGTTTCTCTTCTTCTAGTCCTCATCTTTTTTATAAGTCCATTCTCGGTTTCTTCTGGTTCGTGGTCATCATGGATTATGAAACTCATCGTTATATTTTTACTAGTCGCAACGTCTACCATGTTATTTCAAGCGGTGAAACCAGTCATGGATACAAAAGGAATTATCGAAACAGACTTATTCCCCGACCTGAAATACAACTTTTTTATTACCGTCGGATTTATTTTGTTCATCATGGTTTTAGGTATAGTTGTTTTGCGATTGTAAATCTCGAAAAGGTATAGAATACGGGCGGCGAGCATTCGGACCAGTTTTGGATTCGTGGTTGTGTCCGTCGCTACGTTTCACATGAATGATTTCTTGATAAAACATGCGATCATTCGTATAATCATCTCTCCGAATATTTAGTAAAGTGCCGGTTTTCTTGTCGCGAAAAATCATTCCAAGTGTTTTTATATATATAGATTACGCGTGTTGTTTTCATATTCGTTTGAAGCATACAATAATCATCGATGTATTATAATATAATCAATATTCATAATGGCTGAGCCGTCATCATCTTCGTCTATGGCTTCTTCCGCGATGTCATCTTTTGGTTCAGCTGTGAGCGCTAATTCAAAAAATATTATCATCATGCTTGTTATTGTTGCGGCCATCGCCGGTATTCTCTATTACATTATCAAGAATGACATGATACCAGGATTAAATAAGTTTTTTCAGGACTCACAAGGTGTAACACCCGCACCCGATGGTATCGGTTCCACCGACGACAAATTAGCGCAATTGTTCTTATTCAAAGTAGATTGGTGTCCTCACTGCAAGAGTGCCAAACCAATTTTTGACGAGGTTGAAATAGAACAAAAAGGACAACCAATTAACGGCTATACCGTGACATTTACGACGGTGGATTGTGAAGCCGAACCTGACATGGCTGATAAGTTCAGGATTGAAGGTTATCCTACGATCAAGCTTGTTAAGGACGGCCAGGTCATCGAGTATGATGCCAAGCCAGAGAAAGACAAGATTAAAGAATTTTTGAATACAGTTGTATAATATCATAATAACGACGTTATAATTCGACAGAGAGCGAGCGGTCGAATCAATTCGATTCAGACCATCGTAGTATCGTCGGTATTATGAAGTTCAAATGTAGCGTCGTTGGAGCGTGTTTTGTCAGCTTCAAGCTCGGGTTCGTGTTTGGGTTCGGATTCGGGTTCGGGTTCGGGTTCGGGTTCGGGTTCGCAAACAGGATCGACCTCATGTTCTATCAACGTTTGAGGATTTTGGTCATGAGTAATATTTTGTTCAGAAGACACTCCATGCGCTTGCGCATTCATATAAGATTCACAGTAATTTCTGCGATAAGATAGAAATACATCCGCAAATGTTTCCCCGCGCAACATTAATTCTCGTCGATAATTCTCATCCTTCACCCAATTCAACCAGTCCTGTAATGAAAACACTTTTGAAATACATACTACTTCATTTGGTATTGCTGGTGTAACACGGTGTTCAAAAAGATGTGACTTGATTTGATTAAAAAAGGTACTAACGAATTGTAATACAGATGATTTCTCAGTAATATTCGCAGGTTTGCGTTCCCAAAACATTTTTACACCGAGGATTTCCGAGAGATGACATTTCTGCCCGCGAATACACTCATCGACTGGGTAATCGTTGATAATACCACCATCCAAATAACAACACCCATCACGGTAGATTGGTGTAAATCCGAAAGGATAACAACAACTCATATAACATGCTTCAATCAATGAGTGATTCGGGTGTGTTTTATAACTGAAATCAACGACACAAAACTTATTTATTTCCGTTACGATGAAATGAAGTTCAACGCCGGTTCTTTCATAAAATTCGCGCAGGGTTATATTTACCGATATATCCTTTCCTTGTAAGACGGGACGAAGCATTTCGGTGAATTCTTTCAAACCATATAATCCGTTATTGTTGTAAAATCGAAGGATATTCTCGATTTTCGTCTTAGCACCGGCGAATGTTGATTTACTTTCGGATTCGCTGGCACCACCTCCACTACCACCACTACTACCGCCGCTGTTGGCACTGCTGCCGCCGCCCGCACCACTACCAGAACCACGCGTGAATATTTTTTCCCATGGACGTTTGATAAGATAATCGTCGAGCACTTGCCAATCATAACGCAATGACAAAATAATCGCAATATATGACCCAATTGACGAACCATAGATGGATTTGATATGGTTAATATCCCAAATTCCTTTCAAATTCAGTGTGCGTAAAATACTATACATCATATGTCCGGCTGGACCACCAGATGAAATTACGATATGTTTAATTTCGGTATTATTGGTCGGCTGTCGTGTTGTCATGCTATTATTATACATATATGTAATAATAGTGTTTATTATCGTTCATTTGTTCGTTTGTTCGTTTGTTCATTTGTTCATTTGTTCGTTCGCATCTTCGTGTTATTTTCTTATAGGAATACAAACAAACGTGTAGTTGTAAAATGGACGACTTATTCAAATTTTCCACGGATAACGTCGAGAACGTCGAAAAAATAAATTTAGATGAGTTGTATCAAAAAAAACAGGAACAGGATAAAAACCAGCTATTCACCTATAACAAAATACTCACACGTATCCATGAAAAAATAAAGCTTACATCGCGTCAAAAATGCAACCAGCAATTTTGTTGGTTCGTTGTTCCTGAAATTATTCTCGGCGTGGCGAATTATGACCATGCGGGTTGTATCGCATATCTCGTCGATAAATTACAAGAAAACAAATTCCTTGTGCGTTATACTCACCCAAACCTGTTATTGATTTCATGGATTCATTATGTCCCGAATTATGTGCGTAATGAATACAAACGTAAAACGGGAACCGCAATCGACGAGTATGGGCGTCCGATATTGTATGACCAAGAAGGCAACGTCATAAAATACAACGACGGCGGCGGTAGCGGTGGTAGCGGCGGCGGTGGTGGTGGCGGCCCACGCACACCAGAAGACGCGAATACATTACTGTATAATCAAAGAAACGACCCGAATGGTGGATCCGCCGGAGGAGCAGGAGCAGCAGGAGCAGGGGATAAAAAGGAATATAAGGCAATTGATACCTACCGTCCGACCGGCAATTTAGTATATAATCAAGAGTATTTTCAAAAACTGGAAAATCGACTAGGCTAAGCGGCGACGACGACCGGGACGACAGCGACGTCATACAATCGACGATAAAAATGAACTCGACGGTTGTATCGTATTCGACGGTTTATCCGATTGAGATACAAATGCTTCATACTGTTTGTCCAGCGATGAAAGTTGAAACTTCACATTATCAGTTGTTTCTCTATTAAACTGTTCCTTCATCAAATAAGGGCGAATAATCGCATTTACCTTCTTCAAATAAAACAAGCAAACCTGTTTAAATTTTTCGTCACTGAGCCCTTTTTCGTGGATTTTTCGCGTCATGTCTCTAAAAATACTTGCGATTTCAGAACTTTTTTCGCCTATGATTGGTTGGATGGCTTCCGACGTGGTTTTTTCGTCACGTAAATTCGTGCTATCCCACGCGAGGTTTTCAATCTCGGATTTACGTTTGTCATCTCCGCTTGAACTGCTTGGTGGTTTTAAGGCAGGCTCTTCTTGCCCTTTTGTTGCGAGTTCTCGCTGCATTTGAAGCTGAATGACTTCACTATTTGCTTGGATTTTTTGAAGAATCTGAAACCCTTTTAAAAATCTCTGATAACTATCTGCGTATAACCGAACAATACGTGTGCGTGCTTCATTCGTAATCGACTGTAATTCGGCGTCAGTGAGGTTCGGATTAATAAAGAAGTCATATTTCAGATTGAGTTTGAAGAATTCGCGGGAGTATTCGTCATCGCGTTCAAACCCTTCGTATTTCTTTGTGCCGGATTTATACCATGTCTCTTCAATCTCTCGCAACTCATCATTGCTCTTCTTCATCGTTACAAAGACTCGGTCGAGCAGCCCTACAATCGCTCTTCGTTGTTTCGAAGTATATGCGATCGTATCTCGAATATGCTGAACATATTCTACAAAACCGGAATCACTACGTAGTTCATCATTTACTTTGATTTTCATATTTTTATTCACCGGTTGGCTACACCACTTCTTAATTTCATCGTTGTCATTTACGTATTTCGCTACATCCGTAAATGTTTCGATTTCAGGCCCCGGTTCTTTCCCTCCTGTGACGATACGGTATAACTCTCGAACATCATTACGGTAGATTTTCTCCTTCATGGCGGCCGTCATTGCTATAAACTGCGGCGACTTCGGATTCACACTTGACGACTGATGAAAAATATCGTAATAAAGTTCTTCCAACATCGCGAATATCGAGGGTTTGATTTTGGTTTCCGTGGCGGATGAACCGGTAATTGTCAGCGGCGTGATTTTCGTTTGTTCGATCTCACGTTGAACATTACAAATTCCTTCGCCAGGTGTGAGGTCTTGGACCATCTCGCCGAATTTCAATATACTCCCTAGCCGTTTTTTCATGTCTTGTTGTTTTTTCGCAAACCCAGACATGTTTGACATCTCATACCGTAATTTATCCTTCGATGACAACGTGCGTCCTTCCATTAAACTAAATATAAGCATATCCGAAAAGTTATCCGGGCCGGTTCGCCGTGTATTTTCATAATTATACGGCCTCATCGTCGTCATAATCGCGTTGAATAAATTCCCAATTTGGATATAGAACCGGGCAAGTCCGACACACATCTGTCTCTTTCTAAATTCATTCGGTTCATCTAATTTGCTTTCTTTCAGAATTTCTGGGTTTGTATTTACAAGAAGCGCACGGTCCATCGCATTAAACGTCTCGAATTTTTCGGAGAATAGTTTATGACGACGGTCCATATACGAAATCAGGCGAAAAGGAAGTCGGTTCAGAACCTCACTCGTAATAATAATCAGCTTTTCGCATTTCCCGCTATCTGAAAGCGATGAATTGAATTTCACTTCTTTTAAAATAATACGTTGGGCATACAAATCGAGTCGCAACGCCATCTTTTCATCATCATCACCATACGATGATGATGCGCTTATTTGATTTCCCATAATACGATTATTACGATTAGTATCTACTACACTGTATTAATCGTAGATAATAGTTATCGCGGAAGGGACGCGGCGGCGGCGGCGGCGGCGGCGGCGGCGGCGATAAAATTGAACAATAAATAGATATAAAGAGATAAATATATACTTTATTTAAAGAGTGGTTAAACATATCATCACCCACCCCGCTTATATTCGAGTTCGTTGTAATGCTTTCAAATCTAACTTCGTGTCGTGGTGTGTTTATTCCTACTTCTCTTCAAGGCGGCAGCGGAGGTGGTGGTAGCGGTGGTGGCGGTGGTGGCGGCGCTGCAACACGTCACTATCGTTCCTACCAACATACCACTATAAAGAATGAAACCAAAAAAAACAAACGTGTAAAAGAACAAGTGAATATCTGGGCGAAAATAGAAGAAGATTTCATGCCTGAAATTATAGAAGAATACTCCAAAATAAGCGATGACAGCTTGGTATCTCTCAACATTCCGGCAACTGTCCAACAATCACCGAAACAAACATCGTCGCGTGGTGGCGATGGCGGTGGAGCTGACGCTGACGCTGACGGTGGAGCTGACGGCGAAAGAGAAGAAGAACCGTGTGAGGCTGCCGCCGCGAGTGATGCGGTCAGCCCCGCCATCGTAAAACGAATGTCGGCACTCTTCATCAAACCTGAAACCGACGTTGAATGTCTCTATCGAAAATCCGGGATTCGAGAGAATTGTGAAGTGTGTTCAAGCGACGTTGTTCTCACCGATGACGGGTTCCTCACATGTAAAAATCCCGCGTGCAGTATTCTTTACAAGGACGAATCTCTCGACCAAAGCGCGGAATGGCGTTATTACGGCGCGGATGACAATCAAAACAACGACCCCACCCGCTGTGGTATGCCCGTCAATCCACTCCTCAAAGAATCATCCTATGGATGTAAAGTCATGTGCGAGGGCGGTTCTTATTCACAAGACATGATGAAAATCCGGCGTTATACAGAGTGGCAATCGATGCCGTATCGAGAGAAAGCCCAATATGACATGTTTCAGAAAATCACCACACTCGCGCAAAACAAGGGCATTTCCAAGATGATTATCGATGAAGCTCTCCGTGTTCATAAACGCATCTCCGAACATAAAACCTTTCGCAGTCTCAATCGCGATGGTGTCGTGGGGGCGTCCATCTATATCGCATGTAAGATACACAACTGCCCGCGCACACCCAAAGAAATCGCGAATATATTCAACCTCGACAATACCAGCGCAACAAAGGGATGTAAAAATGCGGTGAGTATTATCAATGAGCTCGAATCCAATTTAGATAATTCGGAGAAGACGAACTTCTGTAAAACAAAACCAGAAGCATTCATCGAGAGATATTGTAGCCGTCTGTCCATCAACGACGAACTTACGAAATTATGCCAGTTTATCGCGGTAATGATTGAAAAACAGAACCTGATTCCGGAGAATACTCCACACAGTATCGCTTCTGGCATCATCTATTTCGTCGCATGTATGTGTCGGCTCCCCATCACAAAGAAGGACGTCAATCGTATTAGCGACATGAGCGAGGTTACCATCAATAAATGCTACAAAAAGCTATACGATATGCGCGAGAGACTTATTCCGAAAATGATTATTGATAAATACGCAGCGAAATGACATGGAATGGAATATGGAATGGAATGGAATATGGAATCGCCGATTCCGGAGTCCCGTTATAATATCATATTTTTCTTATGTTATGATATTATACTTGAATAAAAATGGACGTTGATACAACATCATCATCAGAGCCTAACGCGGTCGTCGGCGTGGTTCCAAAGTATGTATTCATCGTTCCTTATCGTGATCGCGAACCGCACCGGGTGTTTTTCAGCACATATATTTACAAAATCATGGAAGATATACCCCGCGAAGAATGGACATTTTATTTCATCCATCAAAACGATACACGCCCGTTCAACCGCGGAGCCATGAAAAATATCGGATTTTTAGCATTAAAAGAGGCATTCCCAAATCATTATAAGGAAATCATCTTCATTTTTAATGACATCGATACACTTCCCTATGACAAGAATATTTTGAATTATCATACGGAGTATGGTGTCGTCAAACATTTCTACGGATTTCAATTCGCACTCGGCGGAATATTCTCGATTCGAGGCGTCGATTTCGAGAGAATCAATGGATTCCCGAATTATTGGGCATGGGGCGGTGAAGATAATCTCATCAACGAACGAGCCAATCAATTCGGACTTACCATCGACCGGACTAATTTTTATACGATTGGAGATAAACATATCCTTCAATTCGCGGATGGAATGAAACGTCTTATTTGCCGCGATGAATTGGCTACATCAATTATGCCGAATAATACGGATGGTCTCGCGAAACTCACAAATGTAATTCATATCAAATATGACGAAACACATATGATTGATGTAAATGCGTTTGATACGTATATTCATTACTCGCAGCTTCATTTTGAAGAACAGTCATTGGACCGTCTCACTAAAATACGCGTTTCGCCTTTGAATGCGGTTCGAAATATTAAACAACTGCAGAGTGAATATATTGTTGATGTGAATAAGAAAATTCATTCGATTCATGCCGCGTCATCCGGTGCGGCGGCGTCAGCAGGAGCACCAGCGACAGTAGCATCAATCGCGGCGGCAGCTGCGGCGGCGGCGGCGAATCAACACACCATGCGTAAAATCAACGGCGGTGTGAATATGGTGAATATGCCGATTCAATCAAATATGCCTTTTATGATGAAACGAGGATTCATGATGGGCGAACGAAATACGCGCCAAGCCCAAGGTCTTGTCATACCTCATGACCGACCGATAATAACGGAACAAGAACGACAAGCCCGGATTGCGGCAGAGGCAGTAACAGGAGCGGCAGCCAATAATGGACGTCTATATCAAAATATGAAACAACATACTGATATATCAATACCATTAAAGCGGTTAAATCATCAGCCCCCTTTAACCAATCGGAACGTTGGAATGCGTGCTTTGTTCATGTAGATTTTTCAATCGCTACACTCTTTGCTACTTTTCGTATCACCTTATCAATATTCCCCTCCTTCTCTCCATCCGTTACAATCCTCGACATCTTGATATATTTCTCATTCTCTCGGGTGTTGCTATTCAAGCAGCGTGGGTTGGCTTTCGCCCATTCATTCACGAGGACCACATTCTTATGTTCCACCGCAAGTACCGCGTTCGTCATTTTTACATGGTCAGGGCCATCACGTTCCCACTGGTTGTTTTCCTTCACGTATAAGGTTTCGCGCTTGGCGTCGCTACAATGGACTGGTCTCTTGTATAGGTCGGTTTTCTGGAGGTTATTGATAAATATATTCGACATGCCCTCGACATAGCCAAGACGGTTCATATTCTCCATGTCGGTCATGTTCAACTGGATTGAATCAATAAAGTCTTTCATGTTCATCGCATCCTTACACTTCTCGTTAAGGAACATGTTCATGTTGAAGGTGTTGTTGTTGGTGGTAGTGGAATTATCATGTATTGTTGATGCGCTAATATTATTTGTTGTTACTGCTTGTGACGACTTACATATTTCATACATTTGGTTTTGTAATTGAGTGTTTGATTTGATTAGTTCAAGTATTAGTTTATTTTGTATATTATTATCACTCATCAACTGTGAAGGCTGAGACAATGATATCTTGATATTTTGTTTCGGATATATATCATTATCGTTGTTATATTCTTCGTTTATTGATTTATCTTTGTCTTTCAAATCGAGTAATAAATGTAATATGTTATTATATTCATCACGTGTTATTGGCTTGGATATTTCATCTAGTGTATATTTTTCTGGTTCTTGGTCTGCCTCGATGTTTGTTTCATAATTCATTGTGCTTGATATCGATTTGTCTTGCTGATGCTTTGTTGTATCTAAATGCTTGTTATATATACTTTGTTTAGAGCATTTGAAGTTACACTTTTCACAATAAAAACGATAATTTGTTCTTCGGGGTTGAGGTAGTGGTTCCACACTATTCAAGTTGGCTTGTAATAATACAACATATTCCTGTTCTTTCTTTTTCGCGTCATACATGTCATTACAGGTAATAACATCGATTATTTCCATTTTCCAGTTATTCCAGCCACCATTATTTCTTATCACTTGATACAACTTACAATTGCTTGTGTTAGTTGTATCGTTTATACAACACATTTTATGAGCATATTTTCTCTGGACAAAATTAGTGGTATATCCTACATATACGTCACTAATCGTTTCATCTTTACATGTTATTTTATAAATAATAGTATTGGAATAATCAATATATGTTTTGGGCATAATCTTATAAGAATCTTATAGTAATCTTATCTATCCTAAATATTGTAAAATAATCTTATAAGAATCTTATAGTAATCTTATCTATCCTATACATAAATGTCCGATTTTAACCCCTCAAAATGGACGCACGCCGCCGACCCCGAAAAAAGTTCAGTCACAGTTTTTTAGGGTCGAAAACACGTTTTGTGAGCATAATGGTCACAACCCGGTTTTTTGGTGTTTTGCATTTCATGTTTAAAATTGACGGCGCGCAAAGGGCAAAATGGACATTTTTGGATGTCCAGAAAAATGTCCAAAAATAGGGGGTCTAAATCCTTCGTTTATTCTTGCCTTCGGCGGTTTTGAACGAAATATTTTCGCCGGTTTTGCCCTTTAAACATAAAATTCTGAATCCCAAAAATCCAAACTTTTGAAATAAAACCCGTTTTCAAACGGAATATTTTCGGCTGAAAATAAGGAATTCCGACCTTATGAATTTTCAATCGTCGCACCTCCCTTTTCAATCGCTACACTCTTTGCTACTTTCCGTATCACCTTATCAATATTCCCCTCCTTCTCTCCATCCGTAACAATCTTGGCCATCTTGATGTATTTCTCATTCTCTCGGGTGCTGCTATTCAGACAGCGTGGGTTGGCTTTCGCCCATTCATTCACGAGGACCACATTTTTATGTTCCACCGCAAGTACCGCGTTCGTCATTTTTGCGTGGTCAGGGCCATCACGTTCCCACTGGTTGTTTTCCTTGACGTATAAGGTTTCGCGCTTGACATCACTACAATGGACAGGTCGCTTGTATAGGTCGGTTTTCTGGAGGTTATTGATAAATATATTCGACATGCCCTCGACATAGCCAAGCCTGTTCATATTCTCCATGTCGGTCATGTTCAACTGAATTGAATTTACAAAATCCTTCATGTTCATTGCGTCCTTACACTTTTCGTTCAAGAACATGTTCATGTTGAAGGTATTGTTGTTGTTATTGGTGTTTATAGAATTATCATGAATCATAGTTATATTATTATTACTATTATTCATTATTTGAGGAGAATTTCCAACCAAATAATTCGATGTCGCCATTTGGCCAGATTTACATATTTCAACCATTTGTGCTTGTAATTGTGTGTTTGATTTTA